GAATGTCTCTTCGATTTTAATGATAGATCCCATTAGGAAATACTTTCTTCATCTGTGGCATTCGTTGTTTCAATCGGCATTTCCTCAATACTATCGACCCAACGGCGAATGCCCGTTTCAAACTCTCCTCCTGTCAGAAGGATTCCAATCTGCTCTCCTCTATCTGTCATGAAACGAATGCAATGAAACTTCTCCTGCTTGGGGGGAACCACCATTTGATCTGCACGGGTAAAAGACCACCCGAAATACTTAAACAATCTTTTGAGCCAGTTCATTGGCGATCTCCTGCACTTTCTTGAAGTTGTTCTTTGCCCAATAGGAGCGGATGACATTTGCCAACCCCTCCCTGAAATCGTTGCGATGCTCAACGAATTCCTGAGCCGTACCCTCGTCGGTGGTAATCAGCACGACAAGGCGTTCAATACGCTTGCCTGTCCGCTCCTCCCACATGTACGAATACGCAGCCGCTTGATGGAAGTAGTTCGTGATCCACGAACGCTTCTTCTCCTTGGACGCTGTCTTGAAGTCGATGATGGCGGGTTCACCGCAGTACTCACCGATGCAGTCCGTTCGTCCTGCAAGCATGAGACTGTCCGACCACAGACCGTTTTCGATTGCGTAGATGTCCCCGATGTTTTCCAACAAGGGGAGAATCGGATCGAAATGCCAACGATCACCGATCTCCGTAGGAACCTTGCGTTTCGTCAGGTACTCCTCCACCAATGAGTGCAACTTGTTCCCGCGATTGATCGCCATCTGCGACTTCTTCGCATTCTCGGGATCCTCTCGCCACTTCTTCCACTTGTCGGCATCCTCATGGTTCACCACGGTGGTTACCGATGGATACCACTTGCCGTTGGTTGGCGATTGATAGTACCGCCCAAGACCTTCCGCTTCCACGGAAACGAGTTTTGCTTCATTTGTGTTCATGCTCAATAGTCTCTCATTCCATGGCGAGGGTGTGCCGACTTGATCTTGGAAATGACTTCCTTGAACCCACTGTCGGGTTTACGAATGCCCAATCGAACAGGATCGATCACAGGCGGGGCAGATGCGATGTACTGCTTAACCTGTTTCTTGCCACACTTCGGGCATGGCTTCTTGCATGGCTTCGCCCGATCCTTGATCATCAAGAACTCTTCAAATATGTGATCGCATGCACGGCAATGATAATCATAATTTGGCATAGCGAGTCTCCTATTTATACGACTTCGCTAGCAAACCACAATGGAACAGGGGTCTTCGCCCATTTGGCAAAACGCTTCTTTTCGCCGATGTAGTACTTGCGATACGCCGTGACGGCATTTTCACAGCGATACTGTTCGGGCATTGCTTGGGCAAACGGAGTCAACTGCCCATTCTTGATGTTGTTGGGGCACTCTGCAAGAATGCCCATCAGTTTATTCATCGAATGCTTTTTACCATACCGCTTGGTGTACTCAGACATTAGACCTTGTGCATGGTGCCAAAGCCAATCGTAGTTGGACGAAGTCTCCATTGCCCATCGTGTGCATGGGTGGTTGACCATTGTCGCAAGACAAAGTACATCGTCGTACTCGGGGTGAATCCAATGCTTGATCTTGCGACCGTTTTTGGATAGACGGATGGTGGGTTCGCCGTCAAGCACACGGTGAGCCGTAGAAAGCATTTGTGCGCTTTCAACGATCATCTTCACGACATGCTTGTCGCAAAGATCCCGCGCCGCTTCATGCGGTGAGGATTGCACTACGAAGATGTTCATGTATCAGTCCTTGAAGGAACCATCGTTCCAAAGATGCCACAGACGGTGTGTGAAGATTGCCCAACCAAGTCCAAGCCATGACTTGGCATGGTACACGCCTGCTTCACATTCCATGATATAGGACGGTGCAATCTTGATTTTGTCGTATTTGTTACTGTCGATGGGCTTTTCATCAAGATGCCACAGACAATGTCTTAGGACTGTCCAACCAAGTCCAAGCCATGAATCGGCATTGTACATGCTTTTTTTACCCACCATTACATATGATGGTTTGATCTTGATTTTGTCGTATTTGTTACTGTCGATGGGCTTTACATCGATCACAGGTTCTGCCTCGCGCACGGGCGCGGGTGCGTGCGTAACTTTCTTGACGGTCTTGACCACGCGCTTCTTGATTGACTTAGCCATTGTGCTGCACCCCCATCAGTTCGACATTTTTTTCTTTAACCCAATAAGTATCGGGGCCCCACTCATGGCTGTAGGTTGTAACGAGATACTGCTTACCCCAATTAGGGTGCATCTCTATCCGCCGAACAATAGCGGTGTTTTGCTCGTCCTTCAGCCAAACTTTTTGCTGCGGTGCTTTTTTCTGTGTTGTTTCGTTGTTTTTCATGTTTTTGTAACTTTTTTGGTTTAAAGTTGCGATTTAGACAATCATAGCCCATAATAGTGGCGGTGTCAAGCCCTAAGTACTAAATAAAGGTGAGGTATATTATCATGCCAACTACTCTGACCATTCCTGAAGTTCTGAAAAAAATCTCGCAAACCGCAAAGAGCCGCGAGGACAACATCCGTATCCTTCGTGAAAACGGAAGTCACGCGCTGAAGCAGTTGCTTCACTACGCCTTCTTTGACAATACAAAGTGGTACCGCAACGACCTTCCACCATACACGCCCGAACAAGCCCCCGAAGGATTGACCGTGTCGAGCCTGTTTCAAGAAAGCAAGCGACTGTACATCTTCAAAGAGTCTTACAACCTCCCAAAGGATCGTAAGGACATCCTGCTCATTCAGATTCTTGAGTCTGTCCACCCCGACGAGGCGAAACTGCTCAAAGAACTTATGGGGGGTACCTTCGAATGCGGTTACGGATTGTCCAAGACGATTGTTCAAAGTGCTTTCCCCGACATTGCTAATGTTGTGGTTGCTTCCTAAGAGCATATCGCGCAAGGAAGTAGGAGTCAACTATGTCTGAGACAGGACTTCCACAGTCCTTGCTCTCTTTCTCCATAGACTTCATTAGATCAATTCCCGTTTGATCCTTGAATGCAGCATGCATAATACATTTGTCTGCGTTCCCCTTTCCTACCGCAAACTTCTTAAGTGCGGCGGGAGCAACCGTTTCGAATCGAATGTTGTATTTCCACAACTTGTGCTTCAACAGACCGCAGTTTTCGCCGATATGAAAAACCTTGCCCTTGGCACCCATTGCGTAGTCCTCTATGACGAGAAAATCGGGATTGACCCCACACTTAGAGATCGCCCAATTTGAAATCAAATCGTATCTTTCCTCAGGCGAAAGAAAGTTAGGATAGACATCACCAACACAAGTTAAGAATCCAAAAGTCTGAGTTACTTGGTTTCGCTTGACTGATGTAAGAAACCAACAAGTGGCTTTGTCCCCGTCGATGAGGGTGACGGCGGGTGATGTCATAGAGTAGTCAATACCAAGAACTTTCACGAAAGTATGTATTGCATCTCCTGAAACCTGTGATAGAATCTAATCTATGAACATCGAACGAATCAAAGAGATAGTTGAAGCAGACCTCAAGATCGACGGAACCGAATTGGGAGATGAGTCAATCCGCATTCCCCAACTGCACGGCAAGTACCTTAACATCTATCATGACGAGTGCCTGATTCTTCGTAAGTTGGATGTAGATCTGAACACCCTTCGAAAAAAGAAGTGGGAGTATTACAATGGGAAGATGTCTCAACAGGAACTTGCCCAACTTGGGTGGGAGCCTTTCGGGCATCGAATTCTGCGTCAAGACATGGATACCTACATGAACGCAGATGAGGATCTTATTCGTGTCTGCTCAAAGATCGATCTACAAAAGGCGAAAGTTGAGTACCTTGACAGTGTGATCAAAAGCATCAACAACCGCCAATGGGTGATTCGCAACGCAATTGAATGGCGGAAGTTTATGAGCGGGGTAACCTAAATATTTTAGATGAGCGTGATTGAAGTTCGTAACATGAATACCGCTTATCTTCGTGTCATTGCAGAGAATGGCATTGCATATGAACTTCAGGATTACTTCACTTTCGAAGTCCCAGGTGCGAAATACACCCCCGCATACAAACGGCGTGTATGGGACGGAAAGATACGACTCTTCAACGCATATTCAGGGCTATTGCCTTCAGGTCTCATGGACTATCTTGCGACATTCGCAAAGGATCGAAATTATGAGTTGCGAGTTGATTCCCTAATAGCCCAACCCGAGATCAAGTTCGATTGTGAAAAGGTCAGGGGCTTTATTAAGTCTTTGAACCCAACCAGCAATGGCAAACTCTTGGATCCTCATGATCATCAAGTCAATGCAGTGTGTCATGCCCTAAACCAATCACGATGCGTACTTTTATCGCCTACTGCTAGTGGCAAAAGTCTTGCTATTTATTCGATGGTTAGGTACTACCAAAATACAATCGCTCCAAACAGAAAAATACTCATCATCGTCCCAACTATCTCATTGGTCGCACAGTTATATTCTGACTTCAATGATTACTCGGGTACGACGAATTGGAATGCCGAGAAGAACTGCCACCGCATCGTTGGCGGCGAATCCAAGGTAACAGACAAGCAAATCGTTATTTCAACATGGCAGAGCATCTACAAGTTACCTAGGGCGTGGTTCGATAACTTTGAAGTGGTTATAGGAGATGAAGCACACTTATTCAAGGCACAAAGCCTGAACACAATCATGAACAAGTTGATCGATTGCCCCTATCGCATCGCACTCACAGGTACGCTCGATGGAAGCAAAATTCACAAGTTGGCTATAGAAGGACTGTTTGGCCCAGTTCACCGCGTGATCACCACAAAGGAATTGATGGAGCGGAACCTTTTGACCAACCTGAGAATTGAATGTATCATGCTCCGTTATCCACCTGATATCCGCAAAGGTGTGTGTGGGTTAGATTACCACAGCGAAATAGAGTGGTTGATCAACTGTGAGAAGCGAAACGAGTTCATCGCGTTCTTGGCTTCCGCGACCCGTGGTAACACTCTCTTACTTTTCAACTATGTTGAGAAGCATGGAAAGCCCTTGTATGAGTTAATCAAAAAGACCGCCATGGCGACCATCGAAGGGCGCAAGGTATTCTTCGTCGCAGGGGAAACCGAACTTGAGCAGCGCGAGGGAATCCGATCTATTGTGGAAAAGGAAGAGAATGCGATCATTGTCGCATCTTATGGAACATTCTCGACAGGCATCAACATTCGCAGTCTGAAGAATGTAATATTTGCTAGCCCATCAAAGAGCCGTATTCGAATACTTCAGAGCATCGGTCGCCAACTGCGAAAATGTGAGGGCAAACACATTGCAAAGTTGTACGATATTGCCGATGATCTGCACCATGGCGATAATCTGAATTACACACTACAGCATTTCCTGAAGCGGGTAAAAATATACGAATCCGAACAATTTCGCTACAAGTTAGTTAAGTTACCAATTGACATGCGGATACAAAGACCAAAGAAAGATGAGAAATGACCCAATACTACCCAATCAAACTGGTACGAATGATGACGGGTGAAATAATAGTCACAGGCATCTCAAACAGCGGGAAAGAATCATATCTTTTTGAAAAGCCCATGATTATTATTGCTGTTGCATTGCCGAACCAAAAGCCAAATATGGTTCAGGAGGTCACAATCATGCTTCGTGATTGGATGGAATTCAGTGACGAGGAATACTACATCATCCCAAAAAAGGCGGTCATGTGCATCATGAAACCCAACAAGAACATCATTGCAGACTATTCTCAGGCAAAGATTCAATCCGTCACTGCAAGTGACATGATTGAAAACAGAATGACTGATGACAACAATACATCGAAAGACTCAAAGAAAAAAATTGAAGACTGTGGCGATGATGATGTCGAATACGAAGAAGGTCACGACGAGTTCCCAGGTTGGGGTGGTGATCCTCGTCTCGACTAGGTACTTAGGATACTAAAAGTACTCTATGTACTCTCTAAAAAGGTTACTTAAGTAGTACTCTATAAGTACTAGTTTACTCTTGAACCTCAAGTGTATCTAGTAGCAGCAAAAAGTAAATTGTATTTGATTTCACTAAGTCTGTAAAAATTCTACTAACAATCTTCTTTACTTCAACAGAAACCAGTGTTATAATCAACAACGCAGAGGAAAAATGAATAAGAAAAAAACAGGAAATCATTACATCAACAACGAACAGTTCTTAGAGGAACTAGTTGCACATAAGAAGGCTGTAGCCAAGGCAAAGAAAGAAGGCATCAAGCCACCTGGTGTGACAAACTACATCGGTCAATGTTTTCTCGACATTGCTAACAATTTGGCAAAAAAGCCCAACTTTGCAAACTACATCTACAAGGAAGAAATGGTATCAGACTCGGTGGAGAACTGCATCATGTATGCGACCAACTTTGATCCAAAGAAGTCACGCAATCCATTTGCATTTTTCACGCAGATCATCTACTACGCATTCCTTAGGCGCATTCAGAAGGAAAAGAAACAACTCTACATCAAGATGAAGTGTTTCGAAGAAAACGATTTGTCTGGTCGCTTTCGAAACTGGATGGAAGAACAAAACCGCAAGTATGATGACGGCAATCAAAACCCGTACATGGGGATAATCTCTGATACTTACCTCACATCAGAATCACTCAGACCCAAGAAAAAGAAAAAGCGAAAGAAAAATACCACTAAAAATCCAAAGAACACCTTGGATGATGTGATGGAAGATCTATGATTGCAATCATTAACGACACACACTTTGGTGCTCGTAATGACAGCCCGATCTTTCTTGAACATTTTATGGAGTTTTGGGAGAAGGTGTTCTTTCCTACAATAGAAGACCGTGGCATAAAGAGGATCATCCATTTGGGCGACTTCTTAGATCGTCGCAAGTATGTTAACTTCTACACGCTGCATCAGGTTCGAACTCGGTTCTTGGAGCCGCTGAAAAACATGGGTGTGGAAATGGACATCACTCTAGGCAACCACGATGTCTTCTTCAAGAACACGAATCGACTCAACTCAGTTATTGAACTGTTCCGCAACTACCCAAACATTCGAATCCACGAACAGCCGACTGTGCTTGACTTGGGCGAAACAAAGGTAGGATTGATGCCTTGGATTACCAAGGACAACGCAGAGGAGTGCCTGAAGTTCATCGCGTCCGCGCCCGTGCGCGTGCTCATGGGGCACTTTGAGGTGAGTGGCTATGAGGTGCTTCGCGGGGTCGAACACCACGATGGAATGGATCCTGCTCTGTTCAAGAGTTATGAGGCGGTCTACAGCGGTCACTTCCATTGCCGTCACAGCAGGGCAAACATTCACTACTTGGGTACCCAGTATCAGATGACCTTTGCCGATCTAAACGAGCGCAAAGGATTCAGCATCTTTCACCCGCGCACGGGGGAGATGGAGTTCGTTGAGAACCCGATTCAGATCTTCCATCAGATCGAATACGATGACACCAAGGAAGACTACAACATCCTGAACTGCAAGCAGTACAGGAATACATTCATTCGGCTCTTGGTCAAGAACAAGACCCGCCCGATCATGTTCGACAACTTGTTAGATCGGCTGAACGATGCCCCCGCCCATTCGGTGAGTGTGACCGATCAGACGGAAAAGGAAATAAACAGCAACACCGATGTGGTGGACATGACCAAGGATACCCTTACCCTGATCTGCGACGAGATCGACACGCTACAGGGAGTGCAGGATCAAGTACGCCTCAAGACCTTGATTCGGGAGATTTACAGCGATTCGTTGCAAGGCTAAATATGATGAAATGCCTAAACACTACAACACGCTGATTCAGGACATCAAGGAGTGGAGTACCGTTCCAACGAGCGGTAGTGGAGACACTACCCCCGTGATGTCCCTCAAGACAGGTGAGTCCAACAAGGCAAAGAAGCCGTCTGTAATCCAACTGAAGAACAAGTCTCCTTCGCGGGTAGAAATCGGCAAACTAAAGAACGCAAATTGGAGTTCGGGGGGTATCACATGATGTTCGGACATGACTGCAAGGCAACTGTCATTGCGGCGGGGAACATATTTGGGTATGACACTTTCGTAAGCACAGACTTCACGAAGCCGTTCGTTGCGGGGGAGAAACTACAGTTGCTCTACCCCCCCGACCATGGAAACAGCGGTTCCAATTTCCAATTTGACTCACATCTTGGAGCAACTGTTCTCGGTATCTTTACGCAGGAGCGAGAAAGATCGAATAGTCGCACAGAAAATGTAGGATTGGTCATCAATCCCGACTCTGTATTTCCATATCAGAGTGAGATCGATATCACAACTGTTCCAACATTCAATACGGGGCTTAGACCTATTTCAGACAGGGGGATTACTGCCGATAATGGGATCGATTCATTCTTGTTGAATGGATCGATCATTGTTGGTGAAATCAGCGGCGCGAAAAGATTCTATGCAGGCCCGTTCAAAGGATTCACTAAAGAAATCGAATGTATCTGCGAAGGAGCAACAGCAGTAAATAAATTGAATGGAATGGATTGTAATGGTAGCCTCAAGGGTTCTTACTATGAGTATTTATTCTCTCCCGTTCATCTCAACCTGTTCAAATACTCAGACCAACCACGAACAATCGTTGATGTGACAACGCCGTTCAATTCCTTGTTTATGAACAAGACACCATACAAAAATTTGGACTACACATGGATTAATACAAGGAACCGTTTCAAGAGACCGATTCCATACAGTATGAAAAGTAACAGCGGCAAGGGAGTCTCTGCCGTGCTGATCAGCAGCAGACATGCAATTGTGTCTGCGTCCGCAGATATCGACAATTCAAACCTCCGCTTTTACTCAGGTGCCAGCGGATTCGTAACCCCCACGGTTTCAACTTCCATCAATACATTCAAGCAGATGTGGGATGCTATTGGGTTTGTTAATGAAAATAGCAGCACAGAAATCTTAGCGAAGTACAACGAGATGGCTGCATACTTTGATGACATCAAGATCATCACCTTTACCACGAATCTGCCGAACGACATCACTCCAATCGGTCTGATCGACGCTTATCAAAGCGACCCCATTTTCTATGGATTGGCAATCGGTCAAGAAGCAAGAGGGCATCATGGAACATTCTGCCCACCATTTACAGGAAGTTTATTCAATCCTACTATTCTCCCGACCTTGCTGTTTAAGGGATCTGATGCATGTGCAAACATCCCCTCATCAGAATTGCATGAAATGGCGAACACATTAAGAACCATCGCCGTTGTTCGCGGCGACAATGGGTCTCCCGTCATTACTTACTACCATGGAAATCCCGTGTTCCTTGGATTAGTAACTGGAGCAGGATATACCCATTATTCAGATCCTAAGAAGTTGGTTGCGTTTGCATCGCTTCGCGGCACGGGGATCGGTTCAAGCAAGCCAATCACATTCCCGTGGGGCACAACATGGACTCCCATCTCTTTCCTTAATCAATACCTTTCTCTTTCAGGTGTGTCGGCAAAGAGTGTGTCACTGACTAGAAAAACTGAGGATACGAATCAGACATATCCCTATCCTTCAATTCCTTTTGGAAGTGTTGTGCCCAAATCAAAATCAAGACGGGCACAGTTGAGAAACACCAATCCTAGCGTAGGTATAAAGATCAGCGAAGGTGGATTTGATAAGTTTGTAAACAAACCATATCTACAGCCCGAATCGAATGATGAAATCGGAACCACTATCACAATAGACTTCACGGCATAACGCCTACATACTAAAACAAAGGAGATTTGTCATGAGTACTGTGAAACTGTTTAGACTGAATTCGGGCGAAGAAGTGATCAGCAAGGTGTTGGAAAACTCCCATGCCCATGCGGGATCGTGGCTGTTAAAGTCCCCCGCCATCCTTCTCCCCGTTGGAAACGGCAAGTTGGGGTTGGCACCTTGGCTTCCCTACTGCGAAACCGACAGCATGGAACTGCCCGAGAAGGCGATTGCATTTGTCGCCACACCGAAGACGCAGTTGGTCAACGACTACAACGAGAACTTCGGTTCAGGTCTCGTAGTTCTTGATAAGAATGTCGAGGCACCGCCGTTGCGTCTGATTACAGAGTGATTAGACCACTCTGCTAAAGTTGCCGCGCTTGGCAAACTGAATGCATCGGTCGAACTTGTCCTGCAAGATTTCCTTGGGCTTATGGCTAATTACGAAGGTATTTGTACCCGCTTTAATGTTGTTCATAATGTCCAAGAAGGCTTCGATTGCAGAATCGTCTAAACTGCCGTCCAAGATCTCATCAAGAATCAACAGGTTCGTGGTGATGGAGTTCTTCATTGACGCAATAGACCTCCATGCAAAAAGCAGGGCCAAGTCGATCTTTTTTTTCTCGCCTTCGCTGAACGATGCATATGTGAACACATCGCGGTGACGAGACCTAATTGTTTCATTGAACTCCTCATCCAAGTGAAAGTTCACGAAGAAGTTCATCTGCGTAAGATACTTGTTGATCGTGTCGTTGATCACAGGAATGTAGTTTTTGATGATACGGCTTTTGATTCCCGAATCCTTGAGCAGAGTTCCTGCTATCGAAAGATAGTGCTGATCTTCTATAAGTTCACGCTTGTTCTCAATCGTTTCTTCCTCTGCTGATAAAGCAGCCGACAGATCATCCAAAACATTTCCGATCTTAGCCGACTTCTTAGAGGTGATGGTCTTGATGTGCTTTTCCGTGGCTTCAATCTGATTTGTCTTCTTCATGATGAGCGAGTTCAGGTCGCTGATCTCACGCATCACGATTTCAATTGCTTCAAGCCGCTTCTCTGCGATCTCCCTCTCCTTGGCGATTTCTTCGATGGCTTTCTCCATCTCAATTGTCTTGCTCTTGCCCCTGTCGATGGCATCACGCTTGAAGTCATCCGCGATCTTCTGAGAGCATGTAGGACAGGAATCGTTCTTCTCATAGAAGGCGATTTCCTTGTTCATGGTCTGTATTTTCTTTTGAATCTGTGACCACAGTTCAGTGTACTTGTCAAAGTTTTTCTTCACCTTGTTGCTATCAGTGATAGTTTTGGAAATAGTTTCGATTCTCTCCAACGAAGACTTAATTGATTCGTGGGCTTCTTTAATAGTAGCGTTTGCTGCTGCTACCTGTTCGGTTTCCCATGCCTCATCCATCTCACTGCGCTTCCTCTCATCCTCACACATGCGCTTGAGTCCGCCTACTCGCTCACGCGCAACCGCGAGGGCAGATTCAGCATGCTGCAACTCTTCCTTGTTCGCGCTGATTCGCTCCCTAAGGCATGCATTCATGGACGAGAACACCCCGATGTCAAGAATTGTCTCAACGACAGCCCTACGCTCCGCTGCGGTCAGTCGCATGAATGGGATGTAGTTTGCCGACCCAAGGATGACCACTTGACAAAACGACCTGTAGTTCATACCAAGGATGATTTCCTCAAGCATCTTCTGTCCGTCCCGAGTCTTGGAGTCTTGGTCAAGTTGCTTGTTGTCCTTCCAAATCTCAAAGATCTTGGGGGATTGACCGCGTACAACTTTGTACTCAGACTTGGTGTCTGAGAACTCAATTTCAACCACACAGTCTTTCTCATTTACTGAGGAGACCAATTGAGGTAGATTGATGTTCCTATAAGGCTTGTTGAAAAGGACAAAAGTAAGAGCATCTAAAAGAGTACTCTTTCCCGTTCCATTTTCACCCAAGATGAGGGCAGTGTCAGTCTTGTCGAACTGGATCTCTGTGAAGTTGTTTCCCGTGCTAAGAAAGTTCTTCCAGCAGATCTTCTTGAACTTGATCATTGTGGTGTAGTCACTTCAAGTAGCATTCCGAAATTGTACACCACAAAAAGGGTGATGTCAAGTCACTTGTTCCATGGCATCTTCGAAGATAGCCACTTCCACAAAGGCGGGCCAATCAGCGCACCCGCGATAAACATTATGACACTCCACCATGCGGTACCGAGAATATGTTCCATTTGAGTTTTCCTTTCTACCTATATTTAGGTTGTGAAGTATTGATTAGGCAGATGCCGTAGCACTTCCTTGTTAAATTGTGTTCGCAGAGCAGCAGTTGAAACCGTTGGTTTTAGAATTGTTACTCTCGCTTGGATAAGTGATGGATGTCTTAAAGGGGTCAAAATATTTTTGTATATCGCACTCCAGTTTGAATACTTTTCGTTGTTGCTTCGGGTGAGTAAGAATGTTTTTGTATCAAATGACGATCTTTTGTAGGTTTTCATGTCTAATATGAGAGCATAATCGATTTCTTTCCAAATATTTTTCTTACCTTCAGTGAGTGGAACCGCATCGTCGCAAGTTTCAATCAGGTCTTCTTCAGTACCATCGCAAGTACAGATAAGACAAGGTGGGTTATCACAAATGCCTCCTTCGAAAGTAAAATTTAAACAGTTACATGAACTTTGTATTCCAACAGACGGTATACAGGTAGAATTTTCACATTCGGGGTCATTACTAAAGAAACCAGCAAGATTAACCGTAAAAGTCTCACACTCACAGTTTGCGGCGTAGGTGTTACATTGATCAGAGTTAATCGAAACGCCCCTAATCATCCAAGGTGGGCAAAGGCATTTATCACTAAATGGTCTAAACCGATAAAGTGAAATACAACAACATCCCATCGCCCCGCCTTGAGTCCTATAAGGATTATTGGGTGACTCGCAATCGATGGGGCATTCACAATCTACCATTTGCTTCTGTTGCCAATACTGTTCTCCGTATATCGAATCACTAGCAGTTGTATTAGATGAATCTTTAATGTCGTATGTGACTTCCTTTAGTATTGGATTCTTCGCCCCGCGAATCCAACCACTCAGATTTCCTTTATCACTGTTTCCATGACCCGCTAGATTAACGCTTTCGCGAATATCATCCAAATACCCAACAGTTCTTTTTGAAGCGAACCGAAGCAGTTCTGCTTTCACACATGGATCTGCGTATCCGCTGCCCGAAGGCACATATCCATCTACATATGTTCCTCCATACATCATCGAAGAGAACATATTTCTTGCGCGTATCTGTGCATCGTAGCCAGTTGCACCTACGGCAATATCTCCTGTGCATGCAATTTCTATTACTGATGGCATCGGATCAAAGAAGATGAACCCATCAGAGTTTCCATCGATTGCTGCTTGAAGCATATCATGTCGATATGTTAATGAAGAATAGTAATCCTCAGATGCATTTGCTGTCACGCCCACATACGAAGACCCATCGATGTTAATGTAATTATTGCCCGTAACTTGATTTGTAATCGTGTATTGAGATTTAGGATCATCATAACGAGTCAATGGTCGAGAAGGATACATCGTTGACAACAGCGGATAAGTTTGTACTAATAGACTTCGTGCTTTTGTAAACGACAGTTCACACAGTTTTTTGTTTCTGTTATAGTTTGAGTTATAATTGTTTCCATACTCGTAGAAAGGCAACGAGTCTGTATAAGGAACACGAATGTCGGGGCACAGCCAATCAACTGCGCAGTTATCGAATACCATTTCTTGAATTCCATCGGTAACAACTTTTTCATAGAATTCTTGTAACTCCTGTGGGGCATCAATCCAACTATAGAAATTGGCTGCGCTGCTTCCTGTTGGATGTGCAGGATCCCACCATGTTGGTGCCGTATAGCCGCCGCTATTCGTAAGCGAAGCATCCCACACAGGAGACTGTCCGATTGGAGGGGCATATGCCATCACATATGGAAGATGAGGCAAACCAGCAATAGCCCAATCGATTTTTGGGTATTGGCTTTTTAGTACTCCAAAGACTGCTTTGATTCCGTTTACATACTGAGTCGCGTTTGCCCCTGCCACAGATCCCGTGGAACCGCGAGTCGGGCCAACGATTCCATCTCCAACAATCTTCGTCCAATCAGGGGAGCCTCTGAGGTCGATTAGACCGAGTCCTGTCGTGGAGGAGGTCACGGGGAAGCGACCCTGTACATAGCCCGTAATTGCCGCTGTAGCCCCGAGGGAGTGAGTATAGAAGGTCAGCCCCTTGTCCGAGACAAACCACACAGCGAGGCTCCCTGTGGCTCCTGCGCTGCGGCTAATCGTGTTGAAGAAGGCATCGACATGCTGTCCGTAGATGCCGTAGTCGTTCTGTGGTAGGGAGTAGGTGAGACCGCCCGAGTTCACCGTACTGGACGAGAACGAATAGGCATGATTGTAAATCTGATAGTAGTCGTTTGCCATGGTACAGGTCTTGGAAAAAGTTACCTGTATTTAGCCCCACCAATATCAATCACTTTTTCTTGGGGGGGAGTCTCTTCTTCATGTCCTCAACCAAGAGCAGACCAAAGTTGATAACTCTTTCCACCGAATTGCCGACACATTCGTTGTTATAAATGATTTCAGCCAGTTCGCGTTCTTTAGCCTGTTCGTTCCTAAATTGTATTATTTCTTTCTTTGGAACAGGCTTTTCATCGTGCTTGAAGGTGATATTTTTGAGACTCACCAAATCCTCCAAGTCATCGACATTCTCCAAGTCCTTGTTCACGAACTCGTCATAGTCAAGAATCGGAAGGGTGAAAGCCTCTGCCATCATTGACCAACATTGGAGAATTTCTGTGGCGTTCTCACCAAAGGGTTCGATAGGTCTTTCTGTGATTCCATTTGGTTCTCCCTTTTGATTGTAATAGGTTTCGTGGATCCCGTAGGTAACATAGTCGTTCAGCCCTACGCGCTGTACACGCTTTACGAGGCGGTAATTCCACATGGCGCACCTCCTGTGAACATCGGAATTCATGCACGGAAGCATCGCAGAAAAGAACCGATGTTAGAGGTATTTAGACTTTGGTCAAATGCACCGTGCAAAGATCTTTTCGACCTTTTTGGGAAGAGTTGAATGGCTCTGTTGCCTGAACGATGCGGGCATCTTGCGGATGTAATAGGGAACCATGGGATCCTTCTTGAACTTGTCCAATTCTTTTCGATGGATCTGCATAAGATGATGAATGTAGACATAGCAGTTTGCTTCCTGCTTGTAGCGTTCGATGTCTATATTCAGTTGATACTCTTTCATGACTTCGACCGCGATCATCTCACACTCGCGCTCCATTGCGCGAACAGCATCAAATGCCTTACGGACGCGCCGAGCCTCGTACTTCTTGCCACGAAGCCAATCCTCATGAATAGTCGCGTAGTCGCCCATTGGGCCAAAGCAAAGTGAATACAGTCTGCTTCCTGAAAGCCATTGAATGAAATGGGAGTATTCGTGTGCAAGGACTCCTATCCAACATGGATTTCCTTTCGCCACGCGGATTTCCTTCTCGTCAAAGAAACCAAAGCACTTCGCGCCATCCCCCCGCACAAACTTACCGCGACCGAATACAAGTTTCATCCCATAGTCATTCAGGTCACTCCTTACTGCTTTGACAAAATTTCTCTCGGCGGTTGACATGTTTAGAACCTAGCAAATTCTGTTCCATTTTCTTTGACGATCACCGTCTTGTTATCAAAAATTGCTTTAGAGTTCGAAAGGGCTTCTCCCGTCATTCCCGATAACGATTTGCATGTTGACATGATGTTGTTGAGAGCAGCCCTGCCCTTTTTGCATGAACATGTATTGGGATTTGTGTACACCGCCATCAATGCATAGAAATTGCCCAACATGCCATGAGAAACAGGATTAGCCCCACCACGGGAATGAATGTGACTGAACAATGCTTGCATACTATCGAATGTCATTTCACTCATCGGAGTCTTCTCCCACCTTGTAAAGAACCTTCTCTATTGCGCGGAATCCCGAGTATCCCAATTGAGACACAAAGTAGATAGGCGCACCATATTGAAGTCCACAAAACCATGATGATGCCAAAGCCAACCAAAACCCGAGGCAGTATCTGCACAGGAGGAGATCCAACAGAAACCCTCCGTGATTGAGTTGCATGAACAAAGAGTACGAGAGCGACCAATTGTCTTTCCGTTCGCGCTCGTACTCCTTGATGTGCGTAATGAAGTTCAAAAAAGGAAGTCTGCTCAGGTATGAGTACACCACACTCGTCTCGTAGACCAAGTAGAGAGCCAAAGCGACCCAAAGAGATGTGAGAAGGACTTCCATAACGAACCAACCGTATTTAGCCCGTCCGAGTCAAGTCAACCACCTCACACTTATCGCCCGAGCAAGCAAATGTTTGGTTTCCGACTGTATTGTCTTCCTTTTCATAATTCGAAAGGAGACTCCAATTTACATCCTTTGGCATCTTGGCAAGGAGGGCTTCGTATTCTTCCTTTGTGCAGTCTTGATATGGGGCCTGACGATATGAGTGATCGGCAAAGGGCAGGAACGAGATTCCCGACACCTCATCGAAGTGGTTGTAAACCCATGCCCCAACATCCATCCACTCGTTTTCTTTGACTGTGACGGTGATCGACGGCTTGTGTTCACACCAACTACGCTGATAGACGAGCCATAGGTTCAGGTGTTCAATTGCAGTCATGTTCTTGCGGAACACTGAACCCTCAGGAGACTTCATTGGGAATGAGAAGACCGTGGTGTGTTCGGGCTTCATGACATCGGCTTCATTTGGGAAGCCCATTTCCTTCATCATCTGACACAGCGGATCCTTGTTGTCTGCGCGGACGGTACGGATGTAATAGGGCGCGTGACGGGCATGGATGCCCGAGGCTGCGTCCGTCAACTGAGACACGGTTCCCGAGGGCTTGACGCAAGTGATCGCTGCGGAGGGATTGATTCCGATCAGATTAGCCCACTCCGAGTTTGTGGTGACAGCCAACTGACGAAGATCAAAAAGTAACATAGACAGACCGAGTTCATCATCGATCCCACTTCCCGATTGTCCATTAGTCAACTTGCAATCAAGGATGCCTGTCAGCGACACGCCAAGTAGGGCTTCCTCGCGGCAGTTCTTTGCCCACTCCGAAGAGATGTATTGGAAGTTAGTCAGCGAGGCTTGCATCGTGCCGAGAATGGTGGCAAGGCGAACCTTGCGCTTCAGGCTTTCCTCCGTATCGTTCTCACGAACAACCACTTCGGTCAAGTTGCAGAACTCGCGGTCGCGCAGGATAATCTCGCTGCATGGATTAGTCCCAAATGCATGAGTTGAATCGCGGCGGTCGCCCAACTTGGCAACAGTCTTCTGCGCTGCGGCACGGTTGAAGATACCACGCTCACCACTCTTAGACTTGTAGAGAGAGATCCACTCCTCCATGAAGGTGCCAATTTCAGGTTTCTCCTTGTATGCAACGCTATTGTTTGCAAGTGCCCGTTGTGGATTTGCTTCCCACCAAGCACCGCTCTTAGCATCGCGCATACGCTCGTCTGTGAGGTTGGAAAGACTAATAAGTGCCGAGCGACGAACACCACCAACCACAACGATCTCGGCGATCTTGCAGACAATGTCATGGCATTCGATGGATGTCAACTTGCGACCCGCCGCCTTCTTGAATGTCTCTACTGTGAACACGAACAGATCGTTTAGGGGGCGAGAGCCGCTTGCCCTTCCACCGAAAACTTTCAGTCTTGCCCCCGCAGGACGAACCTTCGATAGATCCCACTTGGGCACCTGTCCCACGATGAGGAGCGAGATCAGTTCGCGGTATGCTTTTGCCCAACCCTGCTTGGAGTCAGCAACAATGATGGTCGTATCCGTATCAGAAAACTCTTCTGCAATAGTTGGCAACTTTTCAATAAATTCACGCTCAACCGAGAAGCCCACGCCTGTGCCACACATCAAAACATACAGAATCTCATCGAATGCACGGACACGATTGACATGTGCATACGAGCAGTTGTATCCCGCGATGTTGTCACGCTCAAGTGCCTCTCCTGCCGTCATGAGACAGCGCATGGATGGAAGCACCTCAAGGTTGAGAACTGCTGTGCGAAGTTCCCCGCGGATTTCTTTGGGCAACTTGAAGTTCTGATTGTCTTTTAGATGCTTGTCAAAGAAGTTGAAGTAACGATCAACCGTTTCCGTCCAAGTCTCACGCCGACCCATTTCTGAAAGCCACCGACTGTATCTGCTAAGGTGAATGAACTGCTGATACGCTGTCGGAAGGCTATGTTGGTCGTTACTCATTATGTACTCCTGAGGTTAAGATGCGAGAGTATTTAGAGGAACCTCCGCGTTTGTCGAGGCGGAGGTTCCTGTCAGCAAAATAAATTTGTTGTAAGTACTGTACCACCAATATCAGGCGGTGTCAAGTGTCAATTATTAAAGGGCGGCCCTTCGTCCTCGGGATCATCTGGGCAGTTATTATGTGGCCCTTTATATGTACAGTCACTAACACTACTATCCGCATTCGCGCATGTTTGGCAATAATTAATCGTAGTATCCCCCTTCGTATCAGTGGGAACACAGTCGGCAAGAGTCATTGACACCTTTGCTCGGGAATCCTGATTGTTGTTTATTGCAATTGTACTATTACATCCCCAAAAGTGTACTACTCTTGCATTATATTGTGGATCACTCGTGCTGTGAGTAACATCATCAAGAATAAACAATCTGCCGACATGACCTGATTCACCAAGATGATAGGCCGTAGCAATGCACCCCGTATCTTGGAGAATGTTACCATTTCCAATCACATACAGGTGTTTCCATTTATCAGAACCAGCCGCGTTGGTGTATGCTTCCTTATCCCAAAGGAAGACATTAGGAATTTTAAATATAAGTGCTAAATTAGTTTCTAGGGAATCAGCGAACTGCTCAAGATAATGACGAACATTTGATTTGCCATTTACAGAACTGCTGCTAGGATTTGATTGGATTAAATTGTTAAATGCATTTGTTACATCAGTATAGTTTGTTCGGAAATCTGCTTCATCTGCGTAAATGGAATTTCTCCATGCATAGTCCCAAATAGAACGAACTAACGAAAATAAAGAGCATGTTGGTATTGGCAGCGCGAGACCTTGCAGATCTTCAACTGAAGATTGTGGATTGAAGCATTGGAATGAATAAAGTCCCTGCCCGTTCGCAGGCGATTGTCCTGAAGTGTTATAGTGCCCCATACCCTGATTCGGTCTTACATCAAAACATGAAGGTTCGATACAAGGAGGTATAATTGTCGCTCCGCTACAGTCAGTGACTGTTTCAGCCCCAGGATTGCGAGATGTATCAGCACCCCACAGAGGCAGATCTAGTATGCTATCGGGCAGAGGCCATTCTCTTCCTAAGAATCCTTCTGCCTGACTCAGCCCCGTAGCACCGCTAATGGTATTGTGCCATAAAGGTGGAATTGTATTATTATATTGGGGGTCAACTCCCCATCCCGCATAACGATATCTGTTTCTTCCGCTAATGATAATCATTCTATCATGAACAGTGTAAGTTGTGTATTTCGCGCAAATTGCCGCAAACGAATAATCAGTAGGAGTACTTGACGGGCTTACTGGAGTTCTGTAGTAGTAACCAAATGAACCTCCCCATGTTCCTGGATCAGCAAGATTATGTGGAAACTGTGAATTGGTGTTGTTTACTGTGCAGGGCATGATACCCGACAGACGAAGTTCTCTCGGGCCTCCTCCTGATGAGGAAGACTGATAATCACTAGACAATTCCTCTAAAAATACGAAGTTAACGCAATTCAGGCCTTCAACTATAACAGGGGGGCATGCTAGCGAGCAAGTACTCGGCCCTGTTTGCCAAGCGCATGGATCAATGCAAATGTCGCCAGTGACTGCTGGTTGTGATACATCAAAAACGCAAACTTGCGCCGAAAAACACTGTTTTTTTTGGTTGGGAATTAATTTATGCCACGCAAAGCCCATGATTTATCTTTCAGTTGATATTGAAGTTACCGCCTGTCATGCCCGTTGAAATGACGAAGCCCATGGTGAGACCACCTGAACCCGATCCTTTGTTGATGCGCATGATCGTGAAGATCGTAATTCCACCTGTAACGCCCTTCGATCCTGATGTGCTATTACCGAACAAAATTGGTGTGCTGTCATTTGTGAGAATACTGCTATCGAACTGACCCGTTATATTGTTTTTGTTTTGAACAATGACTGCAATTGTTTCTGTCCCTGTTGCAAAGTTGCTCCAAGAAGAACCTGTTGAAATAGTCATGTGCTCACTTGGATTGACGGAGAATCTCTGAATGCTTCCAGATGTACCATTAACTACAAGCGTGTTTACTCCTTGACCTAAGGTGAAAATGGGTGCCGCTTCGGCAGGATTCTTGAAAATACCACCCGCGATTTCCGTGGCTGCTCCAAAAACTATGCTTGGGCCAGTCACGGTGAATGTACTATTATTGGATCCGAAAGTCAGCGAATTACCATTGTACAGGAATGTGTTTGAAGAAGTGAGCCCCATCCTTTGTGTTGATTCATATTCAGGAGAGAAGAATGGAATACCGTGTCTTACTCCCGTGAGACCATGAATTCCTGAGAATTTGATATTGACATGCCCCGTAGTGCCTAGTGTGAACTGAACATCGTTGAACGATGCGACACCCGTGACAGAGGCTGAAGCAAGTCTCGCCGTAATGAATGCGTTTCCCCTACCCTGAACAGCACCGCCATCACCTGTGAGAGAGACACTTCCTGTCAATCCATTGAATGCCGTGACACCAATGTTATTAATGGTCTTTCCTGCACCGATGTTGATCGCGGAACCCGCTTGTACCGTATCCCCTGTGACCTGATAGGCGGCAAGTAGATCGACATTTCCCGTGACAGAGACTTGGAACCTATTTGGATTGAATGAGGCAATTCCCGTGACACCACTTGTGGCTCCTGCGAGAGGACTGCTGCCACTGCCAGTAGCACCAGTGGGGCCAGCGGGGCCAGCGGGGCCAGCGGGGCCCTCGGGGCCTTGCCCACCAACAACACTTCCATCAACAATGTTCCATGTGCCTGTGCTGGCAGAGAATTGCCATTTTAGGTTACCGTAACTATATTCCTGACCGTCAGAAGGAGTGGGGGGTGGGCTAAAAGACATGTTGGTTTGTTCCTTTGCTTTCTGTTATTTATGGGAAGGTTCCACCATCGATTTTCCCACTGCGGAGAAGTGGTTTCCATCCATTTGTTTCGTCATATTGATAGAACAACATAGTTCTCTTGTCATAGATGATTCCAAAATTAGTCTTGTTATTGGAGACTTTTTTGAAGATCTCCCAATCGTTTCCGTTGTAACGAACAATGTCATTATTTCCAAGACCTTGTGGGGTGATAGGGCTACTACTAGAATTTCTCACAACATACTTGTAGTTGAAAAACGAGTCTACATCCTCACTTCCGTTCTCAAGAATCTTTTCCACCGCAAAGTTAACATCCGATCCATCGACAACATAGAAATAGTCTGATGTTCCAATCGTGTTTTCACGATTTATTTGTTGGACTATGTCACCAATTCTAACAGGCATAATTTATCACAATTCCGCGTTGCTGCTTCCTGTATCAACCTTCGTGTTATTCCCAAGACCAGAGTTGTTTGATCTGTAGATATAGTATTTTTCGGTAAAATTATTCATATTTGAATAGGAGTGAGAACTTACCCCTGGAATCCCTGCATAACCTTGGGGATCCAATCCACCTTGACTCTGATCGTTTATTTGGACTACCGCTTCTCCCAAACGCTGTGGATACGCAAAGAAGATATAGTTACCAGAAGGAACATCCACGGTGAATGTTTGATCCAAACTGTTGGAAAGTACTCTAGTAACCCATGAGCCTGTTATGGTGTTGCTAGTCAAACTTGGCGCACTTGTCACACCATAGATGAAGTGGTTGAAGAAGTTGTAGGTGACACTCGCAGTACCAGTTACTGACTGGTTGCCTGTTGCAATAAGTCTAATCTGAACACTCCCTCCTGCCCCCGAAGTGATGGATACTCCACTGGGAACTCCTGCGGTAAGCGAAGATGTACGGTTCAACTCTGTCTGTGTAAAATAAATCGGGAATCCAACGCCCTCATTCGCAGCATCGACATAAATCTGTGCGGTTAATGCAGGGCCTGCAACCAAAGGTGCTGATATTAGAGATCCTTCCGCGATTGTAGTGTTTTGGTTACTGATAAGAACATTTTGTGTACTGCTGTTCCCTGCAAATGAGAACGAACTAATTGAGAACACGAAGTCGCTTGGTTTGAACACATCGTAGTTGCGAATAAAGTCAAATGTAAGACTTCCATTGTCCATCAAAAATGCTACTTTACGAGCCTGACCAAGATCAGTTCCAAGAGTGTTGTTTGATGCGTGGCTTACACCTGAATTTGTCTGAAAACTTTGCGACTGAATATCGAAATTCCCCTTATCGCCCTTGGGAATAAAATTGATATGCAGCGGCTGATTATTTTTAAAGGTTTCTGATCCTGTGCCACCAACAATCAGGTTTCCTTGAAATGTGTTGGTGTTAGCATCCGATGTTGCGGAATCAACTCTGAAGACAATCGTTCCTGTGACCGAAGAATCATTATTGCCCCGAATAATAATGTGACCTCGGACAGTGGATGTACTGTCATCCCATGTCTGTAAATACCCGTTTTGATCGTACCCATAGAAGTCTTTTTTATGGATTTGGAAATCAGTACCGCCGTAGTTTATCCCCACAACCCCGCTGGGAGGAACGGTCTGGTTAATATCTGCACTCTGCCACTTATACTGAAGACCCGAAGCAATACCTGTGGCTCCTGTTACGCCCTTATCACCTTTGGGGCCTTGTTCGCCAGGTGTACCACCAATCCCAGTTGC